TTGCGTGTTTTTCGTCTTTGATTCTTACGTATACTTCCACTATAACACCTCAATCATATTTTTATCATCAACAACACCGAATAAATGAGCGTTAGTTGGTAGGTATTCTTTAAACTTAGACGCCACCTTATAATTTAAGAAGTGCGGATCATAATTCATGTGGTAATCAGAACCCATCACAAGCCGATAACTAAAACGACCAAACCAATCACGGCTAATACTATCTACTAAATATTCAATTCCGCCAATGTTTACGACTAGTGCTTCAAATTTCATAATGGTTTTCCTTTCGATTGTAAACTAGTATCTCACCATATATATCATACAGCAATGTTTTCAGTTCTGCAATATCACGATTGATTGTTTTGTTGTTTTCGTCGGGGTTAATATCAAAATAGTATTCCCAATGTGACTTATTAACATATCTAAACTCTAATACCAGAGCAATTAGTTTGGTTATTCGATATACTTTATTATTAGCCCTCATTTACGAACCTCCCTAGTCTTACCACAATTCATGCAGACAAATGTGTTCTTCTTACCTTTTTTACCAGCAAACCCAACAGCACCACCAGCAATGAAACCTAATCCTCCGGTCATAATACCTAAACCAACTGAACCAGCTACTGACTTACCAAATGAATATTTCTTTGAGTTGTCACCGGCTAATTGGAATTCATGACCACCGCACTCCTTGCATGTTAATTGGTTACGGTCTCGGTTTGCTTGTTGACTCTTTTGTTCCTTAATTAATCGTTGATGTTGTTTTTCTACTTTGTTTAATTCAACGGCTTGTTTCAAATCACTATCATAAGGTGTGTTAAGTTTTTCTCGCGTCAATACCTCTTGTACGTAATTATTAGCGGCAATATTCTTAATACCCCACTTTGCAAATTGCCAAACGTTTAACTTATTGTATTCGTCCCAATCAAAACCTAACTGTTGTTCTAAATCTAGGTTACGGTACTTTACATCTGGTGTCATTTTAAATCTCCTTTTGTATTACGTTTTATTATGTGTTAATCTTACCATGCTTATTTTAACTTGTCAATACTTTATTTAAATATTCACACCTCCATTAAACAAGAACGACCACACTGCTAACATAAACAACACCATTGAGACTAGCGCTGATATACTTACCGTTGCCATCATCTCACTTGTACGTACATGTTTACCCAGTAATAGTGTTGCGATTAATATTACTACTGCTCCAATTAAATAACTCACGTTTGTTCCTCTTTTCTATTAATGTATTACGTTTCTATAAACCAATCTTACCACACATAAATAATTTGTCAACACTTTTTAAGAACAAAATAAAAAACCACCAATTAAGGCGGTCTACTTATTAAGATACTTCTGTGAAACTTGTTGCGTCAGCCCAGATACGACCGTAACGTGTGTCAATACCTATACCATTAGTAGCCTCATCAATTTCTGCTACACGGATACGCTTAGGGTTGTGTAGTTGCATGTACTTTCCCACGGCGGTTGTTTGGTCTTTTTGAATTACTCCGTTTTTGTCAACAATCTCAAACGACTTCAATCCCCAGCCGTTGTTAGTCCAATCAAACTCTTGGCTTTTCCCACCGTTGGCTAATTCATAACTAATGACTTGTTCTACTCCATTTACATATTCATACTTGTCAATACGATATGCCGGTTTAGTAGAGAAATACTCACCAACGTCTAGTACTTGATCTATCTTATTAGGGATTGCTGGTGCTGGGTTAGAGTTGTTTTGACGGTATACATAGAAGTATGGCGAACCATCAGCCTCCCACATTTCATCAAATTTTACGTTACCAACAGCTGTGCGACTTTCACCACCAGTCCAAAATGAAGTACTCAATAGTAATGCGTTAGGGTCGTTAGTTGATATAACCCCAATGTGTCCAAAAGCTCCAGCGGCCTCACCACGCTTAACCATAACAACAATATCACCTCGTGTAGCCGTCCATGATTTATTTTCAGCATATAAAGAAAAGCCGTTGTTGATTAGATAGGGGTGAATTGTCTCGGTTGAGTATAGATATGTCGGTTTACTTGCCCCTGCCTCATATAATGCTTGTGTCATGGTACCCGAACAATCTCCAGTACCGTCACTACCATTACGTGAACCAGTCATAGAATAACTGATCTTACCCATGTGATTATCAAACCATGAAATTACTTTATTAATGTCAACCGTCATGTTACTTGTCCTCCTTTTTAACCGCATTAATCAAACCAGAAGCTTTAGATTGGGCATAAGCTTGTTGGATAATTTGTTCAATCTGTTCGTCAGTAAAGTTTTTCAATATATTATTATCGCCCAATCGTTTGCGCAAAATAGATATTGAGTTCAAACGTTGTTCTTCACCTGTACCTACAACTTTCTCGGCAAATGTTACTGCTCCAATTGCGAAGTCCAATGCTAAGTTTAGATTTTGTGATTTAGACTTTGTTTTCATAAGCCGTAGTTCTTTTTCCAACCACACAAGACCACCAAATGCACCAATTACACCAACAACTGATAACGAAATGTTTAAAATATTATTCATACTGTTTCCTCTAAATTATAGTCCAATGTTGCTACTATTGATTTAGTAACTGTCCCACTTATGATGTTTGCATTACACATCAGTCTGTTATTCTCAACCCAAACTTTTTCTATTTCGTTCATGGTATATCTTTTATCATTTAAACACCAATATCTACCAGTATACTCGGGATCAATTCCGTTTTCATAGTCAAGCTCCAATACGATACTTATAGCCATTGAATTTTTTATCTTGTAGGCTTTTGAACCATTTACATAGTCCGCTTGACCTGTAACTACATTGGTAACAAAATATTTACCAAAGAAACTTTCATATTCATCGTTTGAAATAAAAAAGTTTCCAAGTAATGAACCTGTTTTATCTTCTGATGTGTTTAAGTCCAAATTTATACCACTAACTTTCCAATATTTACCATTTCCAGTAACAATTAGTTCAGAACCAGAAACCTGAGAAGACGCTATTGGTAAACTATTTCCAGAACTATCTAACACAGATATAACACCGCCATGTACAATTGTTTTATTAACACTGTCATACTCGAATTTTGGAACACCCACCGGGCTTATTGCAGACGAACCAAAAATTATTTTTCCCGTCGAATCATAGTTGTCCAAAATTATACACAAATCATTTCCATGTCCGATTTTAACGGGTTCGGGAAACGATACCACATTTGTAGTTTTATTAGCTACATCGTAATCTACGAAATTACTGTCTGATGTTATAAAAAAATAATGATTGTGTGAAGAAACAACACCTTGTATCGTAGTTCCAGAAAATACAGTGATTGGGTCAATATATTCTGAGTTTTTAAAAGGTGTAAACTCGGTGTTAGCTCTGTATGACAATCCTCCTTCCACAAACTCCATACTTCCACTAGTATATCCATCTGCATGATTAACTGTTATATTCCCATTTAATGCTATTCTAATGGTACAACCCGGTCTATTTGCTGAAATATTAACAATTGATCCCCTAGCTATTGATTTTGGTAATGGGACTCCTTCTGGAACCTTACCTATTACTATATCACCAGTACCTATTACAGTAGAGGGTTTTAAATTACCACCGATATTCAAATCAACTCTACCACCATCTACTGTAAAAATTGCAAAGATACCACTGAAAACGTCCAAAAGTGGGTAAGATACTTCAATAGGCGTATTATAGTCTCCAAGTGCGTCACCAAATGGGGGTTTAAACTTTGCTAACCCGTCAACCCAAACGATTCCATTTTCAATATTATTTAATTTTTCAGCGGTTATTAATTCTTGACTTTCCCAACTGTGTTTATTATAAACCATGTACTTTCCTCCTGCTCATTAGTAGTTTTATTATAGCACAAAAAAAAGACCGTTACCAGTCTTAAATAACATAACTGAAATGACCCACAACTCGAATACCTTGTTCTTCAAAAGCATTTAGTTTCCACTCGTGTGTTTCTACATCGGTGCTAATATCTAGAACTTCTGTACCAACTTCATCTAAAACAACAATCACATATCTTTTCATTACAATACCCCTTTCAGCTTCAAACTCTTTAATGTTGTGATTGTCATGTGCAATATATCTGTTTGAGTAAACTTTTTGATATTCATACGCCGGTTCAATTGAATAACCACATCTGGAGCATTGACCTTATCTGGTTGTGTCTCGGCTTGTGTGATAATCTCTTCCTCGATAATATCCAGCATAACAGATCGGCGTTTTTCAATTGTTTTTAGTATGATATATTGCGTAATCTCAGCTATTAATCCTAGTGCAATCAATACAATCAATAAAATAATAAATGCTATTACGATTTGACTTAAAATAATTAATACGTTCATGTTATATCTCCTTTATATCAAACAATGGTTCACATAATAATTTGCTATCCCACCATTCTTTTGCTTGTGTCTCGTTGTCAAATATTATAGCACGGCTCATTTTCTTTGTAAACCCATCACTATAGTTACCAGTTGCATAATCAGCCGTGAGATATTTGTTTTCTATGTTAGACCAGATTAGATAGTTTGTGTAGTTCATCACATTTACCAAACGATTTGATATGAACCCATGTTACCAACGTTATATCTAAGTTCATACCCCAACTCATCTAAATAGTTAACGTAGTGCTGACTTTCCAACAAACCGAACACCACATTAGGAACGTCTTCATCTTTATAGTCAAATACAGTATACATCTTACCAGTATCAACAGCTAACTTAATACGACCCTCAATATAAAAGTGTGCGACCTTTTCATCGGCTGATAGTGACTTATAAAAATTATCAGTGCTTTGTTCTCGTG